TATGAATATGTATATATGTATATATGTATATATGTATATATGTATATATGTATATATGTATATATGTATATTACTATGATAATACTTTATACACTTAGAATATATTACAGTTATAAAAGATAAAAATAAAAGGATAAAAACATAAAAAAATTATATTATATATCTAATACGTAGCAACTCCGCCGCCTAGTCGCTTAGTTTTATCTTTATCAATATTTTGTACATGTGATTTATAAATAATTTTATCATCTACCATAATAAAGGACTTAGGTAATACAATTTCATCAATATTAACTTCTTCCTTAAACCAAAGTTTAATAATACTTGAATTTTTTTTAGGGCTAATGCTAACACCATTTATTTTACTAGTATAATTTCCAAAGTCTTGACTAATAAAATGACCTATACTGTCAATCCAAGACTTGTATGAATTTTTTCTATCTACTTTCCAACTTATACATCCACCATTTATATTTGTAGGACACTCCCAAACTGGGGCAGAGTTTTCAAGCATAATAAAAAACATACCATTTTCAACCATATCCTTACGAATGAATTTGTCTAGAATCCACCATTCTTCCAGTGAATTAAATTCAAGCAAATTAATATACGAATCTAGTTCCCAGTTTTGATTATCTGGGTTGTGAAAATAGAAATTATATTTGTGTTTTAATAGAGTACAATTGGCTTTTAAATTTTCATCCATTTTAGATATTTATTATTATATTATTATATTATTAATATCAATGTAATAAAATGTACTAAGATATACTAAGATATACTAAGATATACTAAGATGTACTAATATGTACCAATTGTGATCTCTATGTATAATACAATAATATATATTTTTAAGTTAAATAATTACGTAAATAAAAAAAGATGTTAGATAATATAAATCTACATCTCTATTAAATTAAAATGAATGAATTAATGAATCAATACACAATGACATACATTGCCAGAATAAACAACTTAATTCGTATATCATATTGAGGCATTTGTTCCCAAAATATGTAAGGAACTAATACCATCCCTGCAAATTGTCTCCAAGGAGAACCTGGATTACTTACCATAAAGAACCATACCAGAACAGAAGTAATCATTCTAGCTAAGCTAAAATCATCATTCCTTTGAGCCCCATTAGTCCAAAAAGCATAAAGAACCAACCATATCAAGAGAAATAATACTCCCATAATAATCTCACCAGAGTTACATAGCTCTAGAAATACCTTGATTACACTAAACATATTGACTTTGAAAAATATTATGTAATACAAATTTATAATTCATTTATAATTCAATTTATAATTCAATTTTTCTATAAATAATTATATTTTATCCAATAATAAAATATTACAAATATATAATAGAAAGTAAATAAACTATAAATTATTTTAATCAAACTATATAGTAATACTAATACCAATACCAATACTAATACTAATACCAATACTAATACCAATAATTATAAAATGAATATGCTCTTGCCTCTTATTATTTTAGTCATCCTAGGATGCGTATATGCCGGGTCTCTTAAAACGCCATCGGATCGTTTATGTGTAGTAGTTTGTGTATTATTTCTTATTCTCATCCTTTGTTTTATTCAAATGAGGACAGGATACTTAGAAGGATTTAATGGCGGCTATGCCCCTCTAGATTATACTATGCGAAATGGAGGTCCTAATGGGGAAGGAGGATGCGGTGGATATAATTATGGTGATATTAATAGTAAACTTAGTCCTATTAGCTCTTATGATGGTATCAGACTTAAGAGTAATATAGTAACTAAACCACTTATTAATAGCCCTATTATTTTTAATAACGTTGGTGATGGATATGTTCTTAAAGATTCAATGAACTCAGAAATGTTTCCTAGTGTAGATGGACAACCTGGATCACCTAAAAGTATGTTTATGTTAAAAAATAATCAAGTATCATGGGATTGTTGTCCTAGTACATATAGCACTGATATGGGATGTGTATGCCCTTCTCCTGAACAACTTAAACTATTTGGACACCGTGGTGAAAACTTAACTTCTCCACAGGAATACCCTGGAATCTAAACAAAAATATATTATAAATAAACATACATATTCATAAATAAACATATATAAATATATATAAACTATAACAAATTTATGATAATTTTACATTTTTTCCTACTATTGTCTAATTACAATTTATAAAATTGAAATATAAACTATCTAAATATAAAAATATAAAAGTAATAAAATATAATAACAAATTACTAATAAAAATAAAATTACATATAGATATCTAGAATGTCTTTTAATGAAGCTAAAGAATATGATGATAAATTAACAGTTAGAGAAAAGTGTATGTTTTTTAAACATCAATATTATAATTTTATATTAAAAAGCAATCATAAAATGTATGAAAAATTCAATACAGAAGAAAATTTAACAATGTTAAGAAGAATTATACACATATTTAATACATTTTTAAGATTATCAATAATAAATGATACAGATATATCATATATAACTAAATTAATAAATGGGTTGATATATCAAACACCATGGGATGAGGAAGGGATTACATTATTAACATTAAACAAGGTACTAACATATCTATCTATTAAATATCCTGAAAATGTAGAACTTGAAAATTCTATAACAGAATATCCTTTAGAAACATCTGTTTTAGATGAAATGATAAAATTAAATTCATTAGATCTATTAGAAAATGATGAATTCTATAAAACACAAGACTAATCTATAGAGAATACAATACCTAGATACATCTAGATACCTAGATACCTAGATACATCTAGATACATATAATTTTCTCTTCTAATAATTGAATAACTTTATCAACATTTAGACCTAGTATAGTATCTATTTCTTCTTTTTTATCTTTATCTGTTTCAAATTGATCTAGATACATAGCTAGTTTATTAGACATTATTTTATATCCCTCTGTATGTTCTGGGTAATACTCTAAATATTTTCTAATATCATATTCAAGATCGTTAAAGTATTCTGCAAATGTTTCACCAATTGGATATTGATTTAATGACATTATATAATATTTATAAGTAGGTATATAGTATGGCTTTTTCATACTAAGTATCTGGCTATATATAAGATTTGCAAATTCAAATTGAGTTCCATCTTTACAATAAAATATTAAACCATTCTCTTGCAAATTAATACTTTTCATAGTCAATAATGGTTCTGGACAAGGTAATAATTCTATATGGTTTTCAAATGCCAAATCCTCATTTAGTTCTGGAATAGTCAATTCTGGAAGACTATGAATATTATTATTATTATTATTATCTATTATATGAGTTAATATTATTTTAGTATCTGTCAATATGGCATAATAGCATTTAGACTTTTCAAGTAAATCAAAATTAATTTGTTTTTTATATTTATCTAATTTTAGATTTGGATATATACGATATTCACGGGATATATTGAAAATACCAGTATCACCATTGTCATTTCCATTTCCATTGCTATTGCAATTACTATCATACCAATAAATTCTAATCATTCTACCTCTTATAATTTGCGAGTAATATACAATTTCATTAGTCTTATTAGTAAAATCATTTAGTGAATAGCTAGGAACTATTATACCAGGACATATAATATTACCATCAATATCTATAATTTTACCTTTTTCAAATGTTTTATTACAATCATCACCACAATTATTTATATATAGGAACCCTTCATTATCATAACCAAATGGAACATTTATTAATGACATTCTGTAATAGTTTAATATTATAATAATATATATTATTATAATTTTAATATTTTTAATTTATATGTATATATTAAGTAATATATATTACAAATATAACATTAAACTTTATATTATAATTATTTAAATCTATAATATGTCTAAAACAATTAAAAGTAAAAAATCTTCTAGGAATCAATCTAGACATAATAAAAAAAATAAATTACAAAAAAATAAATTAAAGTCAAGAAAAGTATTTAAAGTACGTAAGACTAAACTTTATGGAGGTGCAGGTAACGAAAATATTACTGTTACACTTTTAGATGCGTATAAACAAGGATATTTGAGTACTGGGGAAGAAATAAAGAAATTAAATGAAGAAATAAAAGAAATAAATGAGCAATATAAAAGTAATCCATTTGGAATCCCTCCAGAAATAGAAATGCAAAGAAACAAATTACAAAAAGAACTAGAAGAAAAAATCTTACAATCAAATGATTATAGAACAAAAATTGAAAAACTACAAGGTTCACCAACTGCTAATAATCTTGCAAAAAATAAAAAAATAAAAGAGTTGATAGATATGCAAACACACAAAATTAATGAGTATGATACTGAAATTGCAAAGATTACTGAAGAATTAAATGATAAAACTATATCTATGAAATTAAGACAAGAAAAAGAAAACATATTATTAAAAGTTAATTTAAATTTAAGTACAGCAAAAAAAGTATTAGATACATTAAATTCACAAATAAAAAAACCAATACCTATGCCGAGAAGTACTGTATTAAAAGTAGTACCCCCTCCACTTCCACAAGGACCTAAACCATCACTAATAAATGGAGACCAATTGGATTTACAATCACAAATATCAATTCTAGAAAAACAAAAATTTAATAAAGAAGGAGAAATTATAAAGATGAATCTAAAAAAACAAAATAAAACTACAAATAAAAATATGTTTTCTTTAATAGAAAGATCAATAATAAAAAAAAATAATGAAATAAAGGAAATACATGACGCAATAAAGGAATTAGAAAAACAATTAGTAAATCCAAAATCAGTAGGATTACAAGATCCTTTTGCATCATTCGCACAACCAGCACAACTAGCACAACCAGCACAACTAGCACATCCATCAAGTAAAGCCGATAATTCAAAAATAACACACATGTGGTATAAAGGTTGGCCTGATCATGGTGTACCAGATGATTCACAAGAAGATGATTTTAGAATATTTATTAATGATATAATGGAAGATATTAAATCAAGACCAGAAAAGGGAACACTTATACATTGTAGTGCAGGTATTGGTCGTACAGGTACAGTTATTGTTATTCTAAACTATTTTTTTAATAACAATATAAATCCATTAAATATAGATGAACAATATCAAGGTAAGAGTGAAACAGAAAAAAAATCACTAATTGCCCTTAGACTTGCAGATATTATAGATATCATATCACGAGAAAGAAACCATCGTAGATCATTAGTTCAAGCAGATGTACAATTAGAATATATACTTAAAATATGTATAGGTAAATCTAATATACCTAAACTAAATATTCCATTATTATTTAACAGCATAGGTAAAATGGGTTTGGATCCAAAGAAAATATATTTATATTTTAGTATAAAAGAAAAATGTAAAAATAAAAATAGATATAATGATATATTACCAGAAGATAATACACGTGTAAAATTATATAAAGATGATGGATCATTAACATATGATGATGAAACATGTGATGGATATACTAATGCTAGTCACATGACATCTTTATTAGTACCTAATCCTAATCAAGGAGAAAAAATTCTTTCTAAATTAATTGCATCAGATTGTCCTATTCCAGATTCAGTAAATTCATTTTTGAAATTATTAAAACAACAAAATATAGGAAGAATTATAATGGTAACAAATCTGAATGAAAATGGTAAATTAAAATGCAATAAGTATTTTGAAGATCCAAACCCTTTTACTACTAAAAATCCAGTATGGGGAGTAGTTGCAAAATATAATATTAATATAGATGCAAATATGCTTATAAATTAATTTATATATATATATATATATATTTACTTTTTATATTTTTTATCTATATATTTGAAATTTGATATTGATATTTATCTTTAATTGATTTTATTATTTTTATTTTTTCTTTTAAATCATTATTAGATATCCTTGAAATATCTGGTAATTCAAGTTCTTGTAGTATACCATTCATTTCACTTATAAATGTATTTTTTTTATTAACATCTGTTTGTTTAGTTATTAAGTCTTCTAAACTGATAATCCTTCTAAACTTATGAACAAATGCATTTTTAAATGTTTTTAAAGATTTATTATTAAATGGTGTTGTATTTAAGTTAAGAACTGGTTTTCTTGATGCAGTTTTTCTACCTGTATGAGATGCAGGACCTTTACTACTAAATCTATTTGTATCTGGTAATATAGATTGGTTTTGTGAAGAAAAATGTGTAGCAAATCCAGTTAAATTTACTGGTAAATTAGAAGATTTGTTTTGCGAAGATAAATATCGTGATAATGTTTTTCTTAAATCTTCTTCTACTTGTTTTAATTGTTTTTCTTCTTCTTCTGTTAATTCTTCCTCTTTATCAGGATTTTCTTCATCTTTTATAAATTGAGAAATTTCACCTATTATTTTTGGTATTAATATTTCAAGAGGTCCCATTGTTTTTACATTATAATTAGTACCAGATATATATTTATCTCCATAGTTAAATGTTCTAAGTATAGGTAAACGTTGTTCTGTAGATAGTTCTTCTATAAATCGTAAATCCTTACTTTTCGCGAGTCTTGTATTTATCTTATTTAAATTATTTGGTTTTTTTTTTGTATTTTCTAACTTTTTTAGTATATCGTTTAACTTTTCTAGAGCCCTTTTTGCACTTTCAATACTACTTACGGTTTGACCAATATTAATTTCTTTACGTGCTTGTTCTGCGTGTTTTAATTTTTCAGTATAATAGGAAATTGATGCTAAGGTTGGTATACTAGCTCTGCCAAGAAAATCTCTATCTGATGATTCACATGTTAACTCCATTATAGCTTCCATATCATCTTCTGTCGGCTCATCTTTTTTATATTTTCGTGCTTTTATAATCATATTTGCAATTACCCTTATCCTATTAATAGGATCTAAACTACATATTGTATGTAATGTTATACCAGGTAATATTACAATTTTTTTCCTTCCTCCTAATATATTAAGTAAATTTTTAATAGTAGTTTCTTTATCCTTTGATATAGATAATTCTTCTATTTCATATGTACTACCACCTCTAGAACGATATATCTTTTTAGATTTCTTAGAACGAATTGATAACTTTTTAGAAAGTTTCATAGATTTAACCATCTTTAGAAATAAGAATTAGATAATTAGTTAATTAGTTAATTAGTTAATTAGTTAATTAGTTAATTAGTTAATTAGTTAATTAGTTAATTAGTTAATTAGTTAATTAGTTAATTAGTTAATTAGTTAATTAGTTAATTAGTTA